TTAAGCTTCTTGGTTCAATCTTTTTATAAAGCTAGGATAAGAAATTATGGATTGTAAATTTTTTAATGCTGTTTGCCCAAATACTTCTTCTTTATAAGGATTTAAATATTTGAATAGAGCAGTGTTTTTGTTTAATCCTATATTGTGAATTAAATAGTTCATTATTCTACAGTGTAGTGCAGCTTTGCTAATTTTACAAAGAGACATTATACTGTGGAACGAATTTCCTTCCAATATATAATTAATTAGTTTAGTGTCATTTAAGTATAAAATAGATGCTATTATATTTGCTTCATCTTCAAACGGTAGTATTTCTTTAGGATAATGATCTTCAATATTTAATGATGCAAAAATTTGCATATACTTTTTTGAAGAACAATGAAAATATATGTGGACTAACTCATGTAAAATAGTGAATATCAGACGATGTCTCATCATATCGAAGTTCAAAAATATTTTATAATTATATCCATCAGTTACAGTAAACCCAGAAACCCTTTCTTTAAATGTCGGGTAAATTTTGTAAATGGTGTCGTTGATAAATTTGTATTCTGGATTAATTATCCTGTCGTTATCATCGAAAAATACAATTTCAATCATGAAGTTATTAACAAAATAATCTATAACTTCATGATAAGTTATTTCGGAAACAGGTATAGAAGCCCAATCTGAAATAACCTTTAAAAGAAATAATGCATTTTCTGAATAATTATTATAGTCTTCTGAATCAACATCTCTGTATTCTAACATTTTTTTATTATACATTAGCAACAGTCCTTTTTATTTTTTCTTGTCTCTTTCAAATAAGTCTTTCGCGACAGACATTAACTTATCTAGAGATTCATTGAATTCTCTCTTTTCTTCATCATTCATACCAGCAGTATTTTTTCTAAACATTACGATTAACTCATCTTCTTCTGGGTCTAATTTTTGCATACCAGATGTTTCCCTACCCAATAGATAATCAGTTGTAACATTAAAATAGTCTGCCACATTTTGCAATTTATCAGCAGTTGGTGTAGTTTTCTTCCACTGATAAAATAGGTTTTCACTATAACCTAGTTCTTTTGCGACTTGTTTTAAGTTTTTTCCACGCTTTGCAGATAACTCTTTTATTCTCTCAAATAGTGTCATTCTAAGCACCTCAAAATTTTGCCTGAGAAATATAAAATTTTATGCTTTTTCTATTGACAAAAGTATAAAATGTAGTTATTATTATCTCGTAAGCAAGAATATTTACAAAATAACGTACTAAACAATACGCATTAAAACAGCTCCCCAGCAAGAATTAATGTGATGTGTAGGTGTATTTTGTATGCATTAATTGTACTACATTTTATACTTTTGTCAACAATATTTGTAAATATTCTTGCTAATTTTATAAAAGAAGGTGAGATAAGTGAAAACGACTTTAAAAAAAGAAGTCGCAATTACTCTAGCTGTTAAGGGCAAAAATCAAGCTTGGCTAGCGGAAAAGTTGGAAATCAACGAAGGATATCTTTCTAGAATTCTAAACGGTAGAGTTCAACCAAAAAAACAAATTAAGAAAATTAGAGAGTTTTTGGAAGAGGTGTAAATAATGAATATCCAATTTGATTCAATTAGCACAAAAAAATTTTTTGAATGGATTGCTTCTAAATTTTTAGAAATAACACTTCCGATAATAGAAAGAAAGTTATCTGAAAATCAAGATGAAGAATTATTAAACCGAAATGAAGTTTCTAAAAGAATTTTAAAGTGTGATGTAAAGACGTTTGATGAACATTATAGATATGCTAGTGGATTTCCTAAAATTGTTAAGGAAGGCAAAGAAAAATATCCTAAAAAATTGGTTGAAAAATGGATTCATGAAAATACTCAATATTAATAAGTCGGGCGGGCTATAAAAATACAAAAGGAAGGGGTATGTCTAGTGAATCAATTAATAAAAGTTACAACGAATGAAAATGATGAACAGTTAGTAAGTGCTAGAGATTTATATGGATTTTTAGGTATAAAGAAAAGATTTAGCGCTTGGTGGAAACAGTATGATGAAATGTTTATAAAAGAAGAAGATTTTACGAGTGTACCTGGAGGTACACCTGTCTCAGGAGGGAATGGAAATATTCAATATGTATCTGACTATGTATTGAAACTTGATGTTGCAAAGCATATTTCAATGTTAACTAAAACAGAAAAAGGAAAAGAAGCTCGTAAATATTTTATTCAGCTAGAAAAGTTTTGGAATAGTCCAGAAATGGTGACTAAACGTGCTCTTGAATTTCAACAGAAGAAAATTGAAAAGTTAGAATTGGAAAATCAAGAATTGAGGCCAAAAGCATTATTTGCTGATGCAGTAAGTGCCAGTGAAACTAGTATTTCAGTTAATGACATGGCAAAAATATTAAAACAAAATGGTTTTGATATTGGACAGAATCGATTGTTTGATTGGTTGAGAAAAAGAGGATATCTAATCAAAAGAAGAGGAACGAGCTTCAATGTACCAACACAAAGATCAATGGAATTAAAAATATTTGAAATTAAAGAAACTACCATCGTTCATTCTAATGGGCAAACTTCTATTAAAAAAACACCAAAAATTACTGGAAAAGGACAAAGATACATTCTCGATAAGTTTTTTGATGAAATTGATAGAGTGGGAGTTTAGATATGAAGTGGATAATGTTTCTCGACACAATAATCCTGCTGATTTGTATGATTAAAGCTTTTTATATTCAAGAATTCATTTATGCAACTGCCTTTGGGGTTCTATGGATTGGATTGACAGTATTTTATAGGAGGATAAAGAACGATGAAAGATAAATTATTTAGGAGAAGATTTTCCGCAGTAGGTTTTGTATTTTTAGCTAGCTACTTGTTAGGAAGAGGTGATACAGAACTTTTTAAATCAACTTGTGTATTAGCTATCGTTTTATTTTTATTTTCATTTGACCTTGCTGTGGAAGATGAATCTGTAAAGCGTAGAAAAAAATATAGGGAGATTAGAAAACATGACATTAACATTTAAATCGGTAGAATCTGGTGATTTTGATTTAATATACACAATTCCTTTAAAAATAGGGCAACGGTATGAAGAACTTACGTCTTTCAATCGTGGAAGAGATTTTAACAGTGAAATAAAAACGTACATGACAGGATTTGTTAAACGATTCAAGCACTGCTTAACAAGTGAAAACGAGCAAGCATTAAATGAACGATTAGTACAATACAACAAATTAGTTGTTGATTTAAGAACGGATATTCTTCAATCAGTGAAAATCCCATCAATAATGATTTGTGGCGGCTCTAATTATCCAGCTCGCCAAAAGAGAAAAGAAGTTGAACGTGTCCATGAAAAAGAACGAGAACTTTACTCTGATGAAGGAAAACATGCGAAATTTATTGAAAATACTCGTAAAATGTTTGATCCTGTGTTGATTGAACGACAACAAAAGATTGACGAAAAACGTCAAGAAAAAGCTGAAAAAGAAGGTTGGCAATCTTTTTATAAGGAAATCAAGCATGATGAAATTTCAGGAATTGGAATGGATTTAGATGATAACCGAATTTTTGTTACAACGAATGGAAAGCCTTCAGATGAAGTAAAACCATTACTAAAAAAAGCAGCCATGCGTTGGTCGCCACGCAACGAGCGTTGGCAACGAATTTTAACAGAGAATGCTATTTATTCAATTAATAGGAATCTTTTAGAAGTATTAAACATTAAAGAAAAATTTTGAAGGGAGAATTTAGATGTCTTTTAGTGATAAACGAAAACAACTATTTGAACAATCAATTGTGGATGCTAACAAATGGTACAACAAACAAAAGGGAAATATCTATATTAAGCAGCAGAAAGAAAAGCGGGGTGTTTAGATGTTTCAAGCGGTTGGTAAAGATAGTTTGAAAATTTACGTGGTTGAGGACACGAAAGCTCTGGTATTTCAAAAGCTGAAAGAAAAATATCCAGACACTGCGATAAATAAGGCAGTATTTCCAGAAGCATTATTTATCCAAGAAACAAAAAAGTGACTTCCGCCGGCAAGCAAAAAGTCACAAACAAAATTAATTGATAGGAGAATTATAGCATGAAAGTAGATTTTGACACAATTGGCAGAATCGTTTTGCGAGATGATTATTCTCCGTACGGAGCAATAATTTTTGAAAAAGATTGTAAGAATAACAGAGTAGCTATTTATCAAGATTCTGAAAATGAGCATATCCGATCTAAATTTGAAAATTTAGATGAATCAGCGGAATTTGAAAAAAATGAATTAATAAAAGGACTTCAAAAAGTTATTTCATTACTGAAAGAAGGGGAATAGATGGAAAATAACAGCGAAAGATTAAATTCATTGTTTGAAGGTATGTTTAAACTTAAAAGCAAATTAATTCAACCAAAATTTGACGCAGAGGTTGCCTACTCAACGAAAAAAGGTTCAATGAATTTTCAATATGCAACGCTAAAAGCGATTGAAGAAGCAATTAGAAAAGCTGCACAAGAATCAGAAAGCGGAATTGATTTTCAACAAAATGTCGTCAATGAGAATAATGCGTTAAAAGTCACAACAATTATTACTCATGTTAGTGGTCAATATATCATTCATGGTCCATTTGAATTCCCAAATAGTGGCACCAATCCTCAAGGATTAGGAAGTTTAACGACATATGCAAGACGTTACTCGCTTTCGGCAGCGTTTGGAATTGCAGCAGATAAAGACGACGATGGCCAAACGGCAGCTGAAAAGAACAATGATACATCGAAAGTTAATTTGATTAGCGGTAAACAGTTAGCCACGTTAAACGATCATATCAGACAACTTTCTGAGTTATCGAATTCTGAACTTGACTATGTGCGGAATGAACTAAGTAAAGAATTGAATGTTGATGTAAATGAAAACATGCCGTCTAGTATGTTCAATAAAGCTGTTGAAGTTCTGAAACAATGGATACAACAATTCCAGCCACAACCAGAAGAAAACATTACATGGGGGCAAAGCTAATGACAAACGAATTAACAACAGAATTGCAGTTTAATGTTGATTTTAAAGCTAGTGAAATCACTATCCAAAATGAAGCACAGTTGGCTGAGATGGTTGAGAGCGCAGTTAACCACTATTCAACAATGGTTTTCACAGATAAAAACATTCCAGAAGCTAAAAAAGCAAGAGCAGACTTAAACAAAGTTGCGACGTTGCTAGATGATCAACGAAAAGCCGTTAAAAATCAATATAATAAGCCATTAAAAGATTTTGAGGACAAAATAAAAAAATATACTGGAAAAATCAGTGAGGTTAGTTCAGGAATTAACGAAAGTATCCAATCATACGAAGAAGTAGAAAAACAGAAACGAAGCGAAAAGCTTCAAAAAGTAATTGCTGAAATGTCTGAAAACTACAATGTATCCATTGACGAAATTGAAATTCCTAGTTCGTGGACTAATAAAACAGCTTTCACAGTTAAAGGTGAACCAAATAAGAAAACTATTGAGGGAATAGCGGCATCGATGGTAGCAGTTGCAACTGAAAAAGAACGTATAAAAAACGATAAGCTCATTGTTGAAAATTATGCTAAGGCAGTTGGCCTTGACTCGTTTTCTTGGGTCTCATTAATCGATAAAGGGTCTACTGCACCAGAACTGATAAAAGAAATTGATTCCGCCGTTGCTTTAAAAAAAGAACAAGAAGAACGAGAAAAAGCAAAAAAAGAGCACGACGATGCTATTGCTGCCTTGAAAACTGAAACAATCAACAATAAAACGGTTGACACTGCGACAGGTGAAATCATCACGGAAGAAGCGCCAAAAACCAGCAAAAAACAACAAGAGAAAACAGTTACGTTAAGACTAACAGCAGAACATCAAAAGTTAGTTGCTCTAAACAATTTTATTATTAATAACGGGATTCAAGTGGAAGTGATTGAATGAATTTGAATAACGTTTATTCCGCAGTTATTAAATCTTTAAAGGGTCAAAGAGTAACTGCGGACATAAATGAATTAATTAATATTGAACGGTTAAAAACAATGTATTACGGATACGAAGGACCAAGAGAAATTGAAATTCGTTTTATTGATCCAAGGCAATTTACTGCATCACAACGAAACTTTATATATGCGTTGTTAGGAGATATTAGCAGAGAAACAGGGGATAAAACCTCTTTGTTGAAGGATATGTTCTATTCTCACTTTGAAGAGCTTAGAGGCTATCCTATGAGCTTAAAAAAAGAATCGAAAAACACGGTAGACGATGTAACAATTTTAGCAAATATAATTCTTGATTATATTTTTGAAAATAGCATTCCCTTTAAAAAAGGTTACGATATTTTACCTGCTAATCAGGAATATTACTTTTACAAATGCATCACTAACAGAGTTTGTTGTATATGTGGCAAAACTGGTGCAGATATTGACCATTTCGATAAAGCGCTCGGTCGGCGGAAAAGAAAAAGTGTGGACCACACAGAATACACTTACGCTGGTTTGTGTCGATGCCATCACACCGAAAAACATAACATTGGTATTACAGCATTTAAGAAAAAATACCATGTTAAAGGAATTAAATTAAATCAAGACACCATTAAAAAGTTACACATAGGGGGTTAAACAATGGCAGAAATCAGTTGGATAAAACTAAAAACAACCATGTTCGATGATGAAAAAATAAAACTTATCCAATCGATGCCAGAAGCCGATGCAATACTAGTGATTTGGATTCGATTACTAGTATTGGCTGGCAAAACCAATGATGAGGGATTGATCTATATTCAGAGGAACATGCCTTATACCGAAGAAATGTTAGCGACGTTGTTTTCTAAGCCTGTCAATGTTGTTCGTTTGGCTTTAATGACTTTACAGCAATTCAATATGATTGATTTAAACGAAGATGGATTAATTGCTATTGAAAATTGGGACAAGCACCAAAACATTGAAGGCATGGAAAAAGTACGTTTGAAAAATGCAGAACGAGTTAGAAAACATAGAGAACGCAAGAAACAACAGGCTTTAGAGGATAAAAATAGTGGTAACGTTACATGTAACGTTACAGTAACGGATTGTAACGGTACAGATAAAGATATAGATAAAGAAATAGATATAGATAAAGATAAAAAGAATAGATCAAAAACATCTTGTAAATATTCTGACGAACATTTACGTCTTGCTGAAAAGTTAAAAAATAATTTAATCAATGATTTTCCAAGTGAAATGAAAAGAGTGGACATTGAAAAATGGGCTGATACGTTCAGGTTAATCGAAGAACGAGATCAACAAACTATTGCAGCAATTGACTATGTTCTTGATTGGTTACCGACAAATTCATTCTGGTTCGGAAACATCAGAAGTGCTTCTAAGCTAAGAGCTCAGTTTGAAAAATTAAAATTTGAAATCAAGAATGAAAAAGAACGTGGCCAACAACGAACGACTTACCAACGTCAAAATGTTAGGACTGAAAATTTACCAGAATGGGCAAAAGAAACAAATAAACAGCAAGAAGAAAAGCTATCGCCAGAAGAGCAAGCGGAACTTGATAGACAAATAAAAGAGTACATGGAGGGGAAATAGTGAATGACAAAGTACCCAACACAAGAATTAAAAAACAAAAGAAAAGCTCATGTCTTATTTATGAGTACAGAGGCAATGAAGAATATTTATGAACTCGGGTATCCCTTTGAATACTTCGAAGATAGTTGCCAATTTGCGATTGAAACGCCTGCAGGTGTCATTGATTACTTCGGGATAAATGGCACTTGGGTGGTCCGCAAAGGACAAGACCGAGGTAAAGGGATACGAAAATTGAAGCAGTACATTAAAAACAGAGTAGGTGATCACGTGGAAAAAGTAAAAGTAGTGAAATGCGCTGGGTATTTGGATAAAGACGGTAACATCACTAATCAAATTAAGAATGCGATGCATTTTACAGACGATGAATTAGCAAATCTTGCTGCAGAAGTGGCAGGTGGAAAGGTCGTAAACGTTGTAATTCCACCAGAAAAGCCAAAACAATTACTTGCAAAAGTGAAAGAAGAATCAGTTCAAGAAAAAACTGAAAAGAAAACCAAGAGCAATCAGTCTTGGATGAATAAGAAATAATTTGTTGTTTTTACGGCGTAATTTAACGACAGTTAAATTCAATAATTAGTTTAGGGTAATTAATCATAAATGATTTAAAACGCCTTAAATCGAAAAATAAAGCGGTAAAATTGTGAGGTAAAAAAATATGAAATTAACTAGTGTGACATTTAAGCCGTCTGCTGAACGGTTTCCGCCAATTGTGGCAATAGATTTAGACCAATTAACACCCAATGAGTACGTGACACTTAGAAATTTGGGGTATGATACGCAACTTTCTAAAATTACAAAAAGGACCTTTGAAGAGTTGGAAGGCCATTTGGGAATTCGAGGAGACGTTGCAAAGAAAAATGGATTTTATGTATTAATCAAATAATCAGAAAGGAGTGGAGTTTGTGGCCACAGTAAAGAATTCTTTACTCCTTTGAAATTATGATAGTATGGGCACTATTTGATAGTGGGAACGGATGTTATAAGCGTTCTGCACAAAAGTTTGAAGATATAGAAATATACAGCATAGGTTTGGATATTGAAAATAAGAATGACCATTTTATTCATCTGAATTTAGCGGACTATTCTTATATGTTTAATGATAATAAATTATTCAAAGTTTTAGACAAATTACCAAAGCCAGATTTAATCATTGCAAGCCCACCATGTGAAAGCTGGTCAGTAGCTAGTGCAATGAAAAATGGTAATGCTTGTTGGAAAAGAGAAGATGTAACAGATAATTTATTTGCACCACAGATATTACCAAGCCCGTTTACTATAAGAACCACAATAGATTACGAAGATACTAATTATGTTTATGAAAGGCAATTTTTAAAAAGAGTGAATGGAGAGTTAACGGTTTTTAATACTATAAAAATTATAAAAAAGTACCAACCAAAATATTTCATCATTGAGAACCCCGCTAGTGGCAAAATTTGGGAATATATCGAAGATGTCTTGAATTTTAAACTGCCATTTAAAAATTTAACCAGGTATAACAATTATGATTATCCATTACAGAAGCCCACGAAATTTGCTAGTAATATCCATTTGGGATTGAAAAATAAAGTTATTAAACAAGAAATTGCTTGGGGGAATTTTTCCAAAAGCTATAATGAACGATCAAATATTCCAGAAAAATTAGTGGATGACATATTTAAAAAGGTTCTAGAGAAAAAATAAATAGAAAGGAGTGGAGTTTGCGGCCGCATAAAAAGCTTTTTGCTCCTTTAAAAACGATGAAACTAACAACAGAAAAAATAAATGAATTGCTAGGTGTTGATGATGCCTACAAAGCGCCAGAAGCGCTCATGAATATATTACTAAGTCGCGATAAACGAGAAATCGTGTTTAACAAATTTTTAGAAATAGAAAAAGATTTAACTTTCGATTGGTTTCACGAATATTTTCAAGACGAACATGCTGATCGGAAAGTTAAGAAGCAAGATTTTACGCCAAATTCAATTGGGGAAGTGATTGCAAAAATCGTAGGGCCTGGAAGTGGGTTGACACATGAAGTAGCTTCTGGGACAGGTGGAATGATCATACAAAAATGGCGAGCAGACAGACTATCTATTGGTTTTTTTGAATATAAACCATCAATGACTTTTTACGATTTAGAGGAGTTATCTGATAGAACCATTCCGTTCCTGCTGTTCAATCTTGCTATTCGTGGGATGAATGCCACCGTAGTCCACGGTGATTCGCTAGACAGAAAAATAAAACAGATTTACTTTTTACAAAATTCAAAAGATGATTCGTTGGCTTTTAGCGATGTAAATGTTATGCCGCACAGCGATGTGGTCACAAGAGAGTTTCAAGTCAGAGAATGGCTGGAAGAAGCTATTGATCACATCGAAAGTCCCAGCGTGTTAGGAGGAGAAAACGAATGAGCAAACGTCCCAGACTTTTTGCTGGCTATTTTTTAGAATGGATTGAAACTTACAAAGTCGGTGCAATTAGAGATATCTCAGTTAGTAAATATTATATAGCCCACAAACACCTTACTGAAATTTGCCCTGATTTAACGATAGATAAATTAGATAGAAAGGCTTATCAAAGCATCCTTAATGAATACGCTCTGACACATGAGCGGCAGACAACAATGGATTTTCATCACCAAATTGGCAGCTGTGTAAGAGATATGTATCACGAAGGACTAATTAAACGTGATCCAACCTACAAAGCGATTATCAAAGGAATACCGCCGAGACCAAAAAAGAAAAAATTCCTGCAAAAAAGCGAACTACAAAAGCTGTTGAGATCACTAGAACTTGGCGAAGGGATAAATATGGATTGGTTCATTTTACTGGTTGCAAAAACAGGAATGCGCTTTGCGGAAGCCATTGCGTTAACACCAGCTGATTTTGATTGGACCAGAAATACCGTCAGCATTAATAAAACATTGAACTACAAAAATTCTACAATGTTTTTTCAGGATACGAAAAACAAAAGTTCTGTTAGAACGATAAGCATCGATTGGCAAATAGTTGGTCAGTTTAAACCGCTCATTGAAAATTTACCTCAAGATGAATTGATTTTTGTAAATCGAGATGAAAAGACAGGCAAATATAAACGAATTTTCAATTCAACATACAATTCCCACCTGATCAGAAAATGCAAAGAATCAGGAATCACTGTCATCACAATGCACGGACTTAGACATACACATGCAAGTATTTTACTCGCTGACGGGGTGTCAACTCATAGCATAGCTAAACGTCTAGGACATTCAAGCGTGACTACTACTCAAGAAACATATATGCATATCATTGATGAATTACAGAGTAAGGATGATGAAAAGATTCTTGGTGCATTGATGCAACTTTCCTAGTGTGGTGATTTCATGTATAGAAAATGGACAGAAGACGAACTAGTGTATTTAGAATATTTTGTTTTTGAAAACGATACTCAGCTAATTGAAGCTTCTAAGCACTTAAATAGAAGCACCAATGCGATTAGAAAAAAATTGTGCAAAATGCGAAAAGAAGATAATTTTAGATGCTACATGCACCGTCTATGGTCTGAAAAAGAGGATGAGTTCTTAAAAAAGCACTATTTATCTATGAAAAATAAGTATATAGCTGATAGGTTAAATCGTACAGTTGGAGCTGTTGAGTTTAGGGCTAAAAAATTAGGGCTGACAAAGCACAAGAAGATTAAAGAGCTAGATACAGAAATCCGACGTTTGATTGACGAAGATTACTACCTCAGCCAAATATGCACAAAATTAAACATTAAGATGTCGTCTCTAATCGCACATTGCCAACGTGAAAAAATCCCTTATAAAAAAATGCCTAGAACTGAGTATAAAAACTATGGTAACCACGTTTGGAATGTGCAAGATAAAGTGAGATTCCAAGAATATTTAAGCAAACAAGAGTTGAAAGCGAGTGAAGAAGATGATTCCAAAGTTTAGAGCATATTCAGTAAAAGAAAACATAATGTATTATCCAGATGAAGATAAAAATGTAGAATGGACTATTGATGATGATACAGGATTTATAGCGCCTCTTATCAATCTAGAAAATGGCATGTGGGGAATGATTGATAAATATGTTCTCATGCAATCAACAGGGTTGAAAGACAAGAACGGCGTTGAATTTTTTGAGGGTGATATTGGATGGGATGACCATCAAGAAGTGCACGGACAAGTAATTTTTGAAAATGGTGCATTTAAATACGAGTGGGAAAATATATCTGAGGATTTATTTGAAGCTACCGACGATATTGAGATTGTTGGGAATATCCATGAAAATCCAGAACTATTGGAGGGAAATTAAATGCATGAACTAATAAAAGAAATTGAACGTCAATTAGAAATGGATCGCATTGAAGAAGGAAATATGTCTGCAGAAGATGTTTTATACATCGTAAAAGAGTTTAAAAGACCATATCTAAACGAAAATCAGCAGATTGTGCTTGATTGGTTGAAAGAATCATGCAAATTAAACGGATTACGTGAAGTTATCGAAATTATGGGGTTTCTATCAACTACTGGTGGAAAAATGAAGTATAAGCAAGTAGCTTATGCATATGGTGACTTAAATGATGATGAATTGAAGCATGTCTTACAAGCGTTTAGCCAGTGGTCTATTGAACAGGAGGAAGCGAAATGAGATATTCAAGTGTTAAGCGTTTGTATGAAGTCTTTAATTTTGAAAATAGAACTTTTAGAGATTTTTGCTGGCACTTATATGAAAACAGAGTTATTACAATTTCTGAATGTGCAAAATTTATCAGAATGGAGGAAGCAAATGGCTAAGAATGAATTGATTGAGAAGTGGGAAAGCAAGGAAGGTGCGCCCTCATATGAAATAAGCTCCTTTCCAGTTAATCCATCTTTAAAAGGAATGTATATTGCAGGTTATGGCGTTGCTCGAAAGGAAATTCTAAACGATTTAAAACAACTAGACGAACCGAAAAAAGTCATATTTTCACATGAAGAGAAATTCGTGGCAGATTGGCTTGATGGTTTAAAGGGTAGAATTAGTGATAAAAAACTAAGCTCTGGTGCTGCATTTATGGTATTCGTTGGTCAACAGTTAGAATGCTTATATTATAACGAATATACATTGATAACTGACGATGTTGAGGGTTGGCTTTTACATCCAGAAAATAAAGTAAAACTATTGAATGCGATTGATAACGGCTACGAAGTCTAGAAAGAGCAATTGTACTATGTGAGTTTTGGTTTATGAAAAGAGATTTAATTGAAGTGGAGGATAAGCAATGCTAAGTTATCCAGAAGTTTATATCTTAGGCCGTCAAGTAGACGGCGTGTATGTTGAGTACCTGCATGGAGCAGAGCAAGCCGATTTATTTTTCGATTATACAATTGCTCGTGATGAAAGAAATCATATGAATAAAACCAATACAAAAGATGGCGAATGGAGAATTTAAAAATACGGGAGGCCAATTACATTGGAGTTTTAACTTATTGCAACTTTTTTACAATAACTAGCTGATTTTTTGCAAACAAAAAGCCAGCCGACCAATGGCTGACTAATGTGGTAGTTAGCACTTTTCCCAAGTAAAGTGCTAATAGTGCCAACAAATAAGGTTGACATTGTGTCTCTGGTGGAGACAGGAACTATCGATAACTGTTTTCCGCCAGTTATCATAGAAAAGGAGAAATTTATTTCAGAAATAAAATCCCCAAGAAAGTTAATATGATTATATCATGAGTAAATGTATTTGAAAATACTATCTCATAGTACGTATTGTAAAAAGTTTATTTAGTAGAAAATAAAAAAAGCCAGATTGCTCCGGCTGTGAGAAATATTTTCGACATAGTTATTATACCACAAAAGGAGCGATTCCACTTGATTCAATTGCTAAAAGAAGTAGATTTTCGACAAACAAAAGCGAATGCCAGAAATGTGTTGAAGAATTTTAGACGTTTAGAGCGAATAGCTGGTCGCTCTTTGATAGATTTAAAATCACCAATTATTACAGATATGCCTAAAAGCCAAAGTCATGGGAACAAAGCAGAAGATGCGCTAGTACAATTAGCAGATGCAGAAGCAGAAAGAGACGCAATTTTATCTGGGCTTATGGCATTAAGCCTAACTAGCAGACAAATTTTGCACTATAGTTTCTGTGTGCAGGACCATTACTCTAATTACAAGATTGCTAGAGAAGTTGGCTATTCCGAAAGAAGTATTCAACGCATGAAATCAGAAGCTTTGATTGAATTTGCTGAAGCTTATCGAAATGGAAAAATAATTGCCTATAAATAAAATTTTGGCGGTTTTTTGGCGGAAAGTTGGCGGTTTTTATACGAATTTGAGTGCTAATATAGTAATATCGAAAGTCAAAGAAATGGACACATTACACACTTTCTGGTTTAGTCACCGTTTGATTTGACTTTCGATGGTCACTTGCAGACATACGTTCTCAATAAAATGAAGTGAGGTGAATAACCTCCTCTTTTTTCTACAAGTTTGCAAGTGACACGTTAATGGAATATAGCTCAGTTGGTAGAGCATACGACTGTTAATCGTAGGGTCATGAGTTCGAGTCTCGTTATTCCAGTAAGTGGCATAAGCTGCTTAAATAAAAATATCGTCAATAATTCAGTGTAACTACCTTTACGATCGAATGACGGTTAAGATTTCCCTCCTATCTGAGACTACACAAAAAGTGTAGTCTTCCTTTTATTTAATAAAATTGATATTATGAATGTAAAAGGAGGTTTATTATGGAGACTAACAATACATTTTCGAATCTATTAAAAAATTTCGACTATCCTAGAATCGAACCATCTATGAAATATGCGGAAAAACTAGAGACTGGTAGTAATTGGCTTGGAGACATTAATAGAGAAAAGAAGCAGCTACAAGAACTGCAGAAGTTAGCAAATGAATCTACATTAAAAAGTGAAGAACTTTTAAAACAGATTGCTGAAAATACATCTTATATTAAAGACTTAGTCATGATAAATAGAGAAACGCAATTAAATACAGAAGAATTAACTTACGTTATGAAATCAATTTACAAAGTTTCTAAGGCTGAGAATAAGCAAGAGGCTGATAGTTTGTTTTCTCAAGCAATTCAAGTCATAAATGATTCTGGAGAAGCTGCTGGAAATATAGCTAATTTAACTTCTTTATTGCTTGGCATATATACATTTGTTTCTACAATAATATAACTTGGACCTCAAATTATGAGGTCTTTTTTTATACATAAGTAAAGGAGTAAAATAATGCATATTGAAAAAATGAAATTATCAGATTTAAGGCCGGCGGAATATAATCCAAGAGTAAAATTGAATCCAGGTATGGCAGAATATGAAAAACTTAAACAATCAATTTTAGAATTTGGCTTTGTTGATCCTCCCATTTTTAATAAAAATACAGGAAACTTGGTTGGTGGACATCAACGCGTTACTGTTGCAAAAGAATTGGGGCTATTTGATGAGATAGAGGTTTCTGTGGTTGATTTACCATTGGATAAAGAGAAAGCTCTAAGCATAGCTTTAAATAAGATTTCTGGAAATTGGGATGAAGATAAACTAACAGAATTACTTAATGAACTAACTGCAGATAATTTGGAGTTAACAGGGTTTGACAACGAAGAATTAGAAATTTTAATTGAAGATGCTGACATTCCAAATTTTGAACCAGGTAGTATTAATGACCAAGGAGATTTGACGAAACTTGAACCGAAATTTGTTAAATGCCCTTGTTGTGGAGAGGAGTTCGATTTAAGAGATGTTGAAAGTTGATTGGGCCACTCATGAAGCTACAAAGTATGCTTGCACGCACTTTCATTACAGCAAAAGTGTGCCTGTTGGAAAGCTCATTAAAATAGGAGCATGGGAAGATGGCCAATTTATAGGAGTAGTAATTTTTAGTAGAGGTGCAAATAAATGCATAGGAAGCCCATATGGATTGAAACAAACAGAATGCTGTGAACTAACTAGGGTTGCTTTAACCAATCACAAATCGTTTGTATCAGAAATTTTGGCCAAAGCAATTAAGTTCCTAAAAGAATTTAATCCAAGCATGCAATTAATAGTAAGCTATGCAGATACGGACCAAAACCATCATGGAGGTATCTATCAAGCAACAAACTGGATATATACTGGAAAGACAGATGGGGAACGCTATTTCATTGTTAATGGAAAAAAGACACATCCTAAGTCTATCCATGCTAAGTATGGGACAGGATCTCAAAGGTTAGAATTTTTGCATAAACATGTGGATCCAAAAGCTTCCATTTATGAATCAAAAGGTAAACATAAGTATTTAATGCCACTAAATAAAAAGATACGTAAAAAAATCATTAAATTATCAAAACCTTATCCAAAAGCTAAATAAAAAGAGACAAGTGCGCTAACACTTGCCTCAATTCAACGAGATACGAATACCCCGAAGACACAGAGAATTCCCACGCGTGGATTTTCGACACCCTCCGTGTCTTTTAGCATTATATAATAGTGCGAGGTATTCTACAATGGAAACATTTGATTATGAAGTTCAACAAGCTTTAGAAAAGCAAAAGATTGCGGAAGAAAACAACAAGATTATCAGGGCTGCAAAGGCTCAATGGATAAGTAACTTTAAAGCAGGTCAGATCAAATTGAATACAGTTAAGGACCTAAAAGATTTAATTGAGATTGAAAGTCATCTTAGGGAGCTTTAAAGATGTTAGTCTTATCATTGCAATATACTTGTTCCTATATAATAATATTAGTAAATATTATTAGGAGAGATGAACATGTTAAAAAATATTTCTATTGAAGAACTAATTAAAAATTTTTTGTCTGTAGGTGCTTTTGTTGTGAGTGTAATTTCTTTAATTATGGCTAAAGAAGCGAATGAGCGTCAATTGAAAACAGAGATGGAAATATCAAATATTGAACATTGGGAGAAACAAAAATCAAAAATTATAGATCTTAAAAGTGAATATATCGCTAATTTAAAATCAATTGAAATTTGTAGTAGTAATAATTTATTAGAGCAAAAAAGTTTATACGGAAATTCCGTTGGAGTAACAGTCTCGAATAAAAAGGAAAGTATAGATCAATATAAAGCTCTTAAGGCAGGTAACTTAAAAGAAATTAAAACAATTAAAGATTCAGTTGAAGAGAAGAAAATTGCTAATGTAAGAATAATAGAAGAATTGTTACCAATAGTAAAAAATAGTGAAATTGCTAATAAATTAGAAAGAACGCAAAAAGAAATAGATAGAAATGTAGAGCAAATTATTTGTTATAACTCTAACGATGAATTTTTAAAAAATTACTTGGATGGTACAAAAAAATTAGATGCATCAATAAATAAGTTCAGTAGAATTATTGATAGTTACGTTAGGTCAGAACCGAACTTTGATGAAAAATAGGAAAACAAAACTCAACTATCAGCATGAAAAGCGAGGTGGTGTTAATGGATGGCTAGAAAAAGAGATCCACGTCGTGACCAGGCTAAAGAAATTTGGTTAAAGTCAAACGGCAAAAAGGTTCTTAAAGAATTAGCTAATGAACTAAATGTTTCGGATTCCCAAATAAGGAAATGGAAATCTATAGATAAATGGGCTGATGAATTAAAAGGTAATGTTACCAATTCAAAAAGTAATGTTACCAATAAAGGTGGAGCGCCGCCTGGAAACAAAAATGCCGTAGGTAACAAAGGGAATAAAAGTGCCTCGCCACCAAAAAGAAATAAGAATGCGGTAAAAACAGGTGAATATGAGACAATATTTGCTGACTTGCTATCAGATGAAGAAAAGGACATCTATTCTAATATGAATGATGATCCTTTTTTTATTTTGGAGGAAGAAATAAGAATCCTGAAAATTCGCCAATATAGAATGCTTAAACGCATCAAAGTCGCAGAGGCTGGCTTAAACGATGAAGAAGTTGAACGTTTGCAACAGCTTCGGAAAGTTAAAGAGCCATCAATTATCGATGGGAAAATGGTTACTGTTAAGAGAGAAGTTTTGAAAGATGTACAAATAACTCGTAAGACATTTAGAAAACTAGATGACATTTTGGCTATTGAGGAAGCATTGACAAGAATTAGCAATCAGTTAACAAAGGCTATTAAGCAACAGAATGCTTTGCTAGCAAATGATGCCAAATTACAACTATTGAAGGTTCAAACTGAAAAAGTTAAAGCTAGTTTAGATGCTACAAATGGAGACATGGATATGCCAGTTTTCATCGATGATATATCAGGTGATGAATATGAGTAAAAAAATATCTGAATTTCTTCCTAAAGCATTTCATACTACTTGGAAGGTAGCATTAAACTCAAATATATTACATGTTGTTGAAAAAGGTGGCCGTGGGTCAGGTAAATCATCTGGCATAGCACACATAATCGTTCAATTGATTATGAGATATCCTGTAAATGCTGTGGCCATTAGATATGTTGATAATACGATTGAGCTATCTATTTTTGAACAGATTAAGTGGGCCATTGAAGAGCAAGGTGTGTCTAAGTATTTTAAAGTAAATAAAAGTCCTATGAAAATCACCTATAAGCCTAGGGGTAATTATATTGTTTTTCGTGGCGCACAGAATCCAGAAAGAATTAAGTCATTAAAGGATTCAAGATTTCCATTTGCTATAGCTTGGATTGAGGAATTAGCCGAGTTTAAAACAGAAGATGATGTAAAAACCATAACTAACTCATTACTACGTGGTGAATTAGCAGATGGTCTTTTTTATAAATTCTTTTATTCGTACAATCCTCCTAAGCGACGACAATCATGGGTTAATAAGAAATATGAATCTAGCTTCCAACCCGAGAATACTTTCGTTCATCATTCAACATATAAGGATAATCCATTCATAGCTCAAGCATTTATTGAAGAAGTTAATGCTACGAGGGCTAAGAATCCGAAACGTGCTGAGTGGGAGTATGACGGCAAAGCTATTGGTTCAGGAGTTGTTCCGTTTGATAATTTACGAGTAATAAAAGGTTGTATAACTGATGAAATGGTAGCTAACTTTGATAATATCAGAAACGGTCTTGACTTCGGCTATGCTACTGATCCGTTAGCGTTCGTTCGATGGCATTATGATAAAAAGAAAAATGGAATATATGCTATTGATGAGATATACGGTGTTAAAATTAGCAATCGGGAATTAGCTAAAAAAGTAAAAGCAAAAGGATATGAAGCTGATAGGATTGGTGCAGATTCGGCTGAACCAAAATCGATAGCTGAGCTTATTAATGAGCATTCCATAAAGAAACTATATGGAGTGAAAAAGGGACCTGATTCAGTTGAATATGGGGAAGGATGGCTTGACGATCTAGACTTCATTTGTATAGACCCTTTGAGAACACCAAACATAGCACATGAATTTGAAAACATTGATTATCAAACTGATAAAGATGGCAATCCTAAGCCAAGATTAGAAGATAAAGATAATCACACAATCGATGCTACGCGATATGCATTTAGCGATGATATGAGAAATATAAAAGTAAGCATTACGAATAAAGTTAAATTTGGATTTTAAGAGAGGTGATATTGTGTCAATAGTAGTTAATAGACAGATAGCTGGCGATTTGAATAAACCTTCAGCTGAACTTCTTAATTTTTGTATCAACAAACATGTGGAAGAATTATTAAGATTACAAAAACTATCAGATTATTATGATGGTAAACATGATATTTTAAAACGAACAAAAGAAAATGAAGGAGCACCTAATAATAAAGTTCTGATCAATCATGCAAAATATGTTGTTGATATGAATGTAGGCTTTATGGTAGGTAATCCAATTTCATATGTTGCAGAGTCAGATAAAAATATTGGGCCTATTTTAGAAGCTTACGATCGGGTAGATATAGTCTCTCATGATACTGAACTAGAGAAAGATTTGTCTACATTTGGCGTTGGATATGAGCTTGTATATTTGAAAAAGACTAAGGATAATGATGCCACACAGCTAGAAATCAAATGTATTGATCCAAGAGGTATCTTTTTAGTGACAGACGATACAGTAGACAAAAATCCTTTATTTGCCGTTCATTATCAGCCAGTGTTAACACTTCAAGGGGGGATAGATCATTATGTAATTAAGTATTATAACGACAACAGAGTGATAACCTATCATGCTAAATCAAGAGGATCCGGTGAGTACTTGTTTATAAATGCTAAACCACATTATTTTAAAGCAGTTCCGGTGATTGAATACCGAAACAACGAAGAGAAGCAAGGAGACTTTGAACAAGCTATATCATTAATTGACGCTTACAATCTACTGCAATCTGATCGATTAAATGATAAAGAAGCTTTTGTTGACGCAATTTTATTCATAAGAGGGTTTATGTTGGAAGATGGAGATGGTGAAAAGTTAGCAAAAGAAAAAATGCTTCAAACAGGCGCGTTGCCAAGTGAAGTAGATGCTGGCTATCTTACTAAAGAATTAAATGAAGACGGAGTGAATCTTTTAAGATCAGCAATTCTAGATGATATTCATAAGATTACGTATGTGCCAGATATGAATGATGAAAAGTTTTCAGGTAATGTTAGTGGAGAAGCGATGAAATACAAATTGTTTGGCTTGTTACAACTCATGTCTGTTAAATCAAGATACATGATTAAAGGTTTGAGGAAACGAATGGAACTATTTGAAACCATTCTAAAAGTTAAAGATAATTCTATTGATGCTCAAGGAACAAAAATCAAGCTTAAGCCTAATTTACCTGTCAATACTAGTGATATTATAAATCAAATCGTTAGCGCTTATCAAGCTGGCATCTTGCCCCTTAAAGTTCTTTTGGGATGGTTGCCTGATATAGACGATGTTGATGAGGTTCTAAAACAGCTTAATACTGAAAAAGAGAAAGCTATTGAGCTCAATCAGAAAGCGTTAGGTGTACAAGCTAAAGATAGTCATAGCGATTTAGATAAAGGTTCTGAGGAGGATAACTACGATGATTACAGCAATATTTAAAAAGGAAAATAATCAGTATGTAAGTTATTCCATTTCAGGACATGCAAACTTTGCCCCAAAAGGACAAGATATTATTTGTGCTGGTGTATCAGCTCTATATATAGCTGTGACTAATGTATTGATAAAGCAACATGCCGCAACGATTGATGTTGATGGATCTATTCAGTTAGGTATTATCAAAGATTCTCAGTATATAGTGACTGTTCTTTATGAAAACTTATGCGAAATAGCAAAAGAATATCCAAATCATATAGAAATAGTTAATCGTGATGAAAAATCAGGAGCTAATTAAATGGCTAAAAAAAGAAACAGGACGAACAAACATACTGGCAATTACGAAATATTAAAGCGGAAAAAAGAATTAATGATGGGGCAAAAGCGTTAGAGGATAAATTAATAATAGCCTATCGTCAAGCACAATACTACTTGACTAGACAAACCCGAAAGCTCTTTGATAGGTCAAAAAAGCGTACAGGGTTAGATGAAAAAGAAGCAAGGAGATTGCTGAACGAAACTGTATCCCCTTCGGAACTTGTAAAGTTAAAGGTCTTGTCTGAACAAATAAGTAATACTACTCTACAAAAGGAAGCCAAGAAAAAGTTAACCAGTTTAGCATTTAAAAAACGAATAACTAAAGCTGAGGACTTAAAAGCCAAGTCTTTTTTAGTTTCTAAACAAATTGCTAATGTACAACTAGAAAAGCAAACAGAGTTCTATATCGATGTTATTCATGAATCCTATCGTGAAGCAACTGCTGAATCAGTTATTCGACAAGCTAAAGAAAATGCTAAGAACGGCCTTGTAATTGAAGTATGGAATAAAAAAGGTTATCAGTTTAAAGAGTTATCGACTAGATACACAAAGAACATCCTTGATAGTCATTGGCATGGATCAAATTATTCTAAACGCTTGTGGAGTGATACTGAAGCTTTAGCAACAAGGCTAGAAGCGTTGTTCACAGTTGAGTCAATGACAGGAATGTCAGAGTTTGAAATGGCTAAGACAATAGCTAGAGAGTTTGACCGATCTATTGGTGTTGCAAGGCGTTTGATTCGTACAGAAGCGAATTATATGTCAAATCAAGCGAAACTTAAAGCATGGCAAAATAGAGGCATAAAATACTATATGCTTGTCGCAGTTTTAGATTTGAAAACTTCTAAAATCTGTAAAAATAAAGATCATAAAGTCTATTTAGTTTCCAAAGCGGTTGTTAATGGGGCTAACGGAACATATCCTCCATTCCATCCCTGGTGTAGAACAATTGCCATTATCTATAGTAAACGAATATTGAACCTTCCCAGGGAAGCTATAGATCCGATCAGTGGCGATATAATGCCTATCAGAGGTGCAACTACTTATAATGAATGGATGGATAAGCTTAAAGAAAAGTATCCGGAAGAAAAGATAGCCTTACAAAAGAAAAAAATATTAGGGTTGTGATTTATTTGGATTTTAGAGAATTGAACCGCAGGTTATAAAATGATAGAAACGAAAGCTTAGCAACCGCTGGGCTTTTTATTATGTCCAAGCGTGATGACGTTAAAAGCTCCGGAAGTGCAAGCATTTATCCACTTTAAAAGATATGGAAGGAGTACTAACTATGGAACAAAAAAAACTGTTGCTATTGAATCTACAATTCTTTGCTGAAAAAGATGAAACAGATATTCCAGACGGTTCTGAAACATCCAAAAAGTTGAATGTAGATGAGTTGAGCGATGAAGAAATTACAGCAATTAAAGAAAAATTTGGTTTTAAAGATGACAAAGAAGTTGATTCTATCGTCAAAAGCAAAAAGTCACGTTGGCAGAAAGAGCTCGAAGAAGAAAAAAATGAAGCTGCTCGTTTAGCAAAACTTAGTGAGGAAGAACGACAAAAAGAATTACTCAACAAAGAGAAGTCAGATTTCGAAAAGGAAAAAGAAGCATTTAGACAGGAACAATTATTTGTAGAAAAAGGTAACCAGTTGCAGTCAATCGGAATTAGCAAAGAATTAGCGTCGCGTATTAAAGGTGATACAGCAGAAGAAATTTTAGAAGATGTCAAAACGTTTAAAAAGGCTTGGGACGAAGCGTTAAAAATTGCTGTTGACCAGGCACTGTTGAGTTCGGTTGATTCACCGCTAGGATCGAATGCATCTATTCCTGACACAAACCCTTTTGCGCCTGAAACTTTAAACCTTACAGAACAAGGAAGATTGCTACGAGAAGACCCAGAAAAAGCTAAAGCTTTACAAACATTGGTTAATAAATAGAAAGTAGGAGAAATAATGAAAAAAAGTTTAATTAAAATGAATTTGCAAATATTTGCAGCGAAAACGAAGATCGAAGATGTCATCGTACCTGAGGTATTTAATAGTTATGTTATTGAACGTACAGCTGAATTATCAGCATTGTATCAGTCAGGTATTGTTGTGAAAGACCCAGAACTAGATGCGTTAGCAACTGCTGGTGGTAAGCTGATTAACATGCCGTTTTGGCAAGACTTAACTGGTGAAGATGAAGTGTTATCTGATACAGATTCTTTAGAAACAGATAAAATTACTGCTAGTCAAGATGTCGCTGCTCTTTTAATGCGAGGTAAAGCATGGAAAGTAAATGATTTATCTAAGGCTCTATCTGGGGATGATCCTATGCGTGCGATCGGTGATTTGGTCGCTGCTTATTGGGCACGTCGTCAACAAGCTACTTTGTTAAGCGTCTTAAAAGGTGTGTTTGGAGCAGCTTCTACTAAGATGAATGAAAATAGTTTAGATATTTCAGCCGAAACTGGTAATGATTCAGCGTTTACTGGCGAAACATTCTTAGATGCATCTTATAAACTAGGTGATGCCGAAGAAAAACTAACTGCGATCGCAGTCCATTCATCTGTTTATGCGAACTTACGTAAGCAAAACTTGATTGAATTCTTATTAGATTCTAACAACACGAAGATTCCTACTTACATGGGAAAACGTGTAATTGTTGATGACGGAATGCCAGTATCTGGAGATGTTTTTACATCCTATATTTTTGGGCAAGGTGCTATTGGTTTAGGTAATGGGGCAGCTCCTGTTCCTACAGAAACAGACCGGGATGCATTGGCTGGAGATGATATTTTAGTTAACCGTCAACACTTCTTATTGCATCCACGCGGAGTGAAATTTACAAATAAAACTGTTACGGGTTCATCACCTACGAATGCAGAATTAGCTACAGGAGGAAACTGGGAACGTGTTTATGAGTCTAAAAATGTTCGTATTGTTCAATTTAAGCATAAACTTTGGGTTCCTAAAACTGTTATTCCTGGTGGAGGAACGGGCGAATAAAGGGGTAATCTTTATGGATAAAGAAGAAGTAATCAAGCACACAAAAGCACTTGTTGTTCGACTTGGAATTGATGAGACTGAATCTGAAAAAATCAAAGGAATGTTAGAGGATGCTATTGTTTTAGTTCTTGATTATACCAATAGAGAAAAAATGATAGACAAGCTATACTATTACGCTCGTCAACTAGTAATAATCACTTGGAATCAAGAAGGGAACGAGGGAGAGACTTCACGCTCAGAGGGTGGTGTCTCTCAAAGTTTTATTACAGATATTCCTGAAAAGCTAAAATCTGGATTGAATAACTATCGCATAGGAAAGGTTGTGAAATACTATGCGTCTAAGAAAACGTAATTTGGTTGTTGCCTACTTGAAAAAACGTCATCTTGAAAAAGATGATGAAGGAAATGACGTTGTTACCTATTCAAGTGAGTTCAATGAACTACACATGAATATTCAGTCTGCGGGTGGACAAGTAGCAGCTACAATTTATGGTCAACATTTACCTTATATCAAACTCTGTAAATATCAAGGAGATTTGTTAAAGCCAAATAGAAATGAAAAAGATGGCATTTGTTTATATGTTAAACCAGAAAATGATCCAGATTATGAGATTGAATCAATTCAGCCTTTCTCTTCTCATTTAAATATCACATTAAAGAAAAGAGGAGTGTAATGGGTGTTGAGATTAGAGGCTTAGACCGCCTTAAACGTAAAACCAAGAAAGCGACAGAGTTAATATCTGATGCAGCATGGGATGCGACTTTTGAACTTACAGAATTGATTCAGGGAGCTGCAGAACTACGCTTGGCTTCCAGCATTAAATACGGAAGTGGTGAACTGTCAGGAAGTTTAAAAAATGAGGTTGTAGTTGATGCGAGTGGTCATCTTGTCGGCCGTGTCTGGTCAGATAAAGAACAAGCAATTTACAGAGAGTTTGGTACTGGGCAAATTGGAGAAGCAAGTTCTAAAGACATTCCGACTGGAATAATGCCTGTTTATTCGCAGAAACCTTGGTTTATCCCGGCTGAAAAAGTAGCAATAGACTTAGAAGCTATGTATGGTATTCCAAAAATTACGATTCAAGGCCAAGATTTTTTCATAACTAAAGGTCAGCCATCGAGACCGTTCTTGTATCCGTCACTTCAAGAAATGATTGAACAAGCTTCAGAAATATATATAAAGCATGTTAAAGAAAGGCTGAGGGAATTATGAATAAGATTGACTTGAAACCTATTGTTTATCAATTACTTACACAAGTTAAAGAGATTAAGAAAGTTGCAACTGATTATCCAAGTAACTGGACCTCATTCCCTTCCGCGATATATAGAACTAGCTCACAACCAAAAGAAATCGATTCGCAAAAAAAAGAGTTACAGACAACTTGGATGATTACTATTGAGTTATATGGAAATACTAGTTTGACTGCATTGACATCATTAGTTATAGAGAAGTTTAATTCTATAGGATTTACAGGTACTAGCAAAGATGCAAACACAGCTGATATGCATCGAGTTATCGTTGAACTAACTGGTGTAGTTGACAATGTAACAAAATATGTTTATAAAAAATGAAAATTTGGAGGTAGCGACAATGAAAAAATTAGATTTACAACTATTTGCTGGAGAACCAGCATTTGAAGGGCTATTATCAAAAGGCACTAAGTTGTCATACAAAGATGGGGCAACTTCAAAAGATATCGCAGCAGTAAAATCCATTCCAGCATTAGGAACAGACCCTGAAAAAGTAGAAGTGACTCACTTAGGTTCAGAAAAAAAAGCATATATTAAAGGATTACAAGATAGTGAAAGCTTAGAATTTGCTATCGTTTATCAAGGAACAAACTTCAATGATATTCATACTATGGTAAAATCTGGCAAATCATTTGATTTCACGATTACCTATCCTGATGGATTAACAGCAACTTTTTCAGGAGAACCAGATTATAAATTTGATGGGGCAGAAGTCAATCAAGCTATTGGTTTTAATTTAGTTGTAGTAGTATCCAAAGGACCAGATTTTACACCTGTCACTGCTCCAACAACAAAATAAACAACAATTTAAAGAGCAGAGAAACTCTCTGCTCTTTTATTTAGGAGGAAATGTAAATGTCAAAAAATAATTTAGTAGCTATGCCTTTAACAAAAGAGTTTGAATTTGGTGACTTAACACTTCAATTGCGATTAGATGGGAAATCTATTCTTAACATTGAAAAGCGATTAGATGAAGGTATCATGGGATTATTTGTAAAAAAACAAGGGGAACTTAAATTACCACCTGCAAATAGTTTACTCATCATTTTGCAAGGAGCAAATAAGACGAGTGGTGTAACAGATAAGGTTATGGTTGATGCATTCGAAAAATATATTGATTCAGGCAAAACTACAATGGATTTATTTGCAGAAATCAATGATTTCTTAGATGAATCTGGTTTTTTCGGAAAGAAAAAAACGGAGAAAGAAGAGACAAATGGGGAATCTCTGGATCAGGAAGTAACCGAGGAGGAAAGCATGCTGTAACATACAGCACTTTAAGTGAGCTTCTAGAGGCTATGTATCCACAAGCTGTAGAAGCAGGCATCCCAGCTTCAGAATATTGGCTTATGACTTTTGATGAGCTTATGGTACAGATTCAAGCCAACAAAAAGTGTAAAGAAAACGAGCTGAGAGAAAAAGCAATGTTCGATTACTCTCAACAAAAATTAGCAGTTTATGCTTTTAATGATCCAAAAAAATTCCCTAAGTTTGAAGAAGTATATCCTTTTTTGAAAGACGTTGAACAAGTGGTTAATCAAGGAATAAAAGAATACAACACTCAAGAAGACTCAATGTATAGAGATCAGGATATTTTAATGAAAAATGCCAAGGCTATTAAAGAAACTAGGAAACGAAAGATGATTGAAGAAAGGTAGGTGAAAAATATGGCGATAGAACTTGAAACATTAGAAGTTCTGCTAGATGTTAACTTATCAAAAATCGATGCAGCTATGGAGAAAGTTTGGCCTAAGTTTGATTCTATGTTAAAAAAAATTGAAGGTACTTCAAAAGATAGCATGGATAAAACTGAAAAAAATCTAAATATAGATAAAGGCGTACAAGCGTTTAGTAAGCAATTGGATGAATTGTCTAAAAATGTTGAGCGTATGACTAATACTATTTCTAAAAATACCAAAGATGCATCAAGTAATATTGGAAATAACTTTGCATCAGGTATAAGGAAAGCAAAACCAAAAGTTTCTAAAGAGGTTGACGCTCTGGTCAATGAAATTAATGCAAAAATGGGTCAAGCAAAAGCAGCACAAGAGAAGGTTGCGTATTTAAAATCACAAAGACAAGATGCATCTGCAAAAGGTGATACAGGAAAAACAATTAAATACGATGAACAAATCGCAAGAGCGCAAGCAAATATGACTAAATTTCATGATCAAGCAAAGGGATTAGCCAAAGGGATAAAATCTGAATTTGACTCGGTGCCAAGTTCTTTAGATAACATTGTGAAAAAAATGGCACTGAACGAAATTCAAATAGAAGCTATGAGAAAGAAAATAAAAGGATTAAAAAGTACGTATGAAGACCAAAGGATTCCGAAAGGTACTTTTCAAAATGGTTTTAAAGAGTTTAAAGATACTCCTGCATCAGACAAAACGGCAGAAGCTATTCAAAAGCAATCAGTCAAAATGAATAAATTAATTAATGACAATGATAGATTGCAAAAAGAATATGCTAAAACAGAAGATAGAGCTAATTCATTGAGAAAAGCTTTAGCACGAATTAATACGGCGTTGGGATCTTCGTCAATTCGTACAGGAGATGCTGTAGATGGAGCTACTAAAACAGGAGCCGGAATGAAACAATCAGAGCGTGCAGTTTCAAGATATGGTGGAGTATTTAATCGTATGCAAAATGCTCTTTCTCATGGATCAAGAGGATTAGGCAATGGTTTTAAAGATAGTCTAGGTTTTGTAAGTAAATTCGGAAGCATATTTTCTTTAACTAGTAATAAAGTTAATCGAGGAACACAAGGAATGTCTCGGCGAACTGGACAGCTAGGTCAGTCGATGCGTGGATTATTACCATCATTAATTGTTTATCAATTAATTGGAAGAGCAATATCTGGATTAGCCAAAAATTTGTTTGCAGCTTTTAGGACCAATGAACAATTTTCTAATTCTTTAAATCAAATCAAAGTTAATCTTATGACTGCTTTTTATCCCATTTACACAGCGATTTTGCCAGCAGTTAATACGTTAATGAATGCACTTGCAACGTTAACAGGCCAATTTGCAGCTTTTATAGCATCTATTTTTGGAACTACTTATCAAGCAGCAAAGACAGGAGCTAGTGGACTTTATGATGATATTCAAGCATTGGAAGATACTGGAGATGCTGCAGAAAAAACTAAGGAAAAAGTGAAAAAATTAGAACGAGTATTGATGGGGTTTGACGAAATCAATAAATTGAGTCTGAATAATGACAAAGAGGATGATAGTTCCTTAGATAAACCTAACAAACCGTCTACTGATTTTGGTGCAGCAACAGGGGATTACCAGCCGCCAGCGTGGATGAAAAACTTTAAAAATCTGCTTAAAGATTTTTTCAAACCATTTCAAGATGCTTGGAATAATCAAGGTAAAAAAGTAATAGATGCTTGGAACTATGCTTTAAAAGAAGTAATAGGATTGGCAAAAGCTATAGGCAAGTCATTTATGGAAGTATGGACTAACGGGACAGGTCAGCGATTTATTGAAAATCTTCTAATATTATTAGCAGATGTATTAAATATTATTGGTGACATAGCAGGTGCATTTAGAAGAGCATGGGAAGACGATGGTAGAGGGACTGCCCTTATACAATCTATATTTGATATGTGGAACTCTATTTTAGAACTTTTGCATAGTGTTGCGACCGCTTTTAGAGATGCATGGAATGACGGTACTGGCGAATCAATTGCTGCTAATATATTAGAAATCTATACTAATATTTTTAAGACAATAGGTAATATTGCTGATCAATTAAAGAAAGCATGGGAATCTAATAATACTGGAAGAGAAATCTTTTCAATAATTCTTGGAATTATTGATGATATTCTAAGTCACATAAATGGTATAACTAAAGCGACTGCTGATTGGGCTAAAACTCTTGATTTTACGCCGTTATTAAGTAGTGTTAAAAATTTACTGAAAAGCATTCGTCCATTAGCTGACAAGGTCGGAGAAGGGTTAGAATGGTTCTATAAAAACGTCTTATTACCTTTAGCAAGCTATACTATTCAAGATTTAATACCAGCATTTTTAGATACGTTAAAAGGAGTTATTGATTTACTTAGTGGCGTCATTGACGCATTTAAGCCAGCTTTTGATTATTTTTGGAACAATGTATTAAAACCCCTAGCCGAATGGACAGGGGGTATAGTAGTTGATGTATTGAAATCACTTGGTGATGTGTTGTCTACAATTGGTCAATGGCTTTCAGAACACGCAGAAGGTTTTTCAAATTTCGTTATAGCTTTTGGTACATTTGTAGGAGCGATTAAAGTAATAGGAGCTGCTGTGAAAGTTGTTGAAGTTCTATCTGGAATCTTCACTTTTCTTTCGAGTATTGGTGGCCTTAGTGGAGTGCTTTCTGCAGTAGGAACAGCGATTGGTACAGTAGTTGGTATTTTAGGAGGACCTATAACAGTAGCGATAGGAGCGGCTATTGCAGCAGGAGTGTTACTTTGGAAAAACTGGGATACAGTAAAAGAAAAAGCAGGACAATTAGGTAAATGGATTAATGAAAAGTGGAATGGAATTAAAAGTTCTACATCTGAAGCTTGGGATAGTGTAAAAAAATGGAGCTCTGAAAAATGGGAAGATACAAAAAAATCAGTTAGTGATAAAGTATCTACAATTAAAACTAATGTGTCAGATAAATGGAGTGAAATAAAAAGAGGAACATCTGATACTTGGGAAAATGTAAAAAGTACAGTATCTGATAAAGCAAATACAGCAAAAAATAATGCTGTTAGTGCGTGGTCGAATATGAAAGAAAAAATGGGAAGTTATTCGAGCACAATCAAATCAAATGCAAAAAATGCATTTGATAGTGTAGCTTCTTGGGCATCTGGAATGGGTGAAAAAATAGGCTCAGGATTAAGCAGAGGTGTAAATGCTGTGAAAAGAGGAGCAGCAGCGATTGGTAATGGAATTGTTAGTGTTATTGGGGGCGCTGTAAATGGAGTCATCAATGGTATTAACTGGGTACTAGGAGCAGTAGGATCAAGTAATCGTTTAACTGCGTGGGAAGTTCCAAGGTATGCAAAAGGTACCAATGGACATCCAGGAGGGTATGCAATGGTTAATGATGCTGCTGGCAGCCGTTATCAAGAAATGTTTATGCTGCCTGACGGAAGAGCTGGTTTATTCCCTAAACAAAGAAATTTGTTAGTTAACTTACCTAAAGGTTCTCAGGTTATACCAGGAAATCAAATACCAAATTATGCTAAAGGAACTAGTGGGTGGCTGGATAATCTTCAAGATTTAGCTTCGAATATTTGGGACTATGCAACCAATCCTAAAAAAGTATTAGATGCTGCTGTATCAAAATTTACTGATTTATCTGGAGTGTTTGAACCCGCACTGTCAATTGCTAAAGGTGGAATATCAAAGATGACTGAAGGCGCAGTCGGTTTTGTTAAAAAATTCTTTGATGAGGGTAGCGAATCCCCAAAAGGTACTGGAGTTGAAAGATGGAGGCCTGTTATTAAAAAGGCTTTAAGTATGAATGGATTACCTTCTAATGAAACATATACTGGTGCTTGGTTAAGGCAAGTGCAATCTGAATCTGGAGGAAATGAAAAAGCAGTACAAGGTGGATATGTTGATGTAAACACTATTTCAGGAGACCTTGCAAAAGGGCTACTACAAACAATATCTGCTACATTCAACGCATATAAATTCCCAGGTCATGGAAATATTTTTAATGGATTTGACAATTCATTGGCAGCAATAAACTATGCAAAAAACAGATACGGAGTTACAGGAATGCTTCAAGTTATTGGTCATGGACATGGCTATGCTAAAGGAACACCTTGGGTACCTGAGGACCAATTAGCAATGATTCATAAAGGAGAAATGGTTGTTCCAGCTGGCGCAAATCCTTTTAATCCAGATAATCAATTTAAAGACTTTAAAAATCTGCGTATGCCTGACCAATTATATTCGTCACAAAGTACAATAAATAATACTGATTTTAACAATTCCTCTCCAAATAATGTAAATAGTTATGGTATTTCTAAACTAGAGAATTCTTTGGTTAATGCAATTATGTCCCTAGTGAGTTCTCTTGGTGCATCAGCTTCGCAAAATCGGGATGGTGATATAATTATAAACATAGGCGGAGAAGAATTTGCTCGAATTGCTATTTCTAAAATTAATGAGTATAATCGGAAAATTGGTTATAATGCACTTGAAATATAGAGGTGAAACTATGTCTGGAATGTTAAAAATAAACGGACAGACTGTTCGATATCCTAAAGAATATTCAGTAGGGATACAAGCAATTGATGCTGATTCTAGCGGCAGAAATGCTAACGGAGAAATGGTACGAGATGTAATTGCAGAGAAAATTAAATTAACAATGAAGTGGGGGCCTCTGAGTGATTCAGAGGTCTCTTCCATTTTGCAAGCTGTAAAAAGTAATTTCTTTCAAGTTGAATACCCAGACCCCTTGATTGGAAGGCAAAGAGTTAAAACATTTTATGTAGGTGATAGATCAGCTCCTTCTTATTCATGGAATGGTAAATTTGAAGAATTGAAGTGGGAAGGATTAGAAATGAACTTTATTGAACAGTAGGCAGAAAGGAGTATACATGTTAAAAGTTTCAGAAAGATTTTTAGAAAAAATAAAAAGCATGGATAGAAATATCGTCACTCGTATAACTGCAAAAAATAAAGTATACACTGGTAATGATGTTAATTATTTAAAACTTGACTATGGTGCAATGGTCGGAGACAGCCTACAAATTGGCTCTACGTATTCTAACTCTTTAGAAATAGAATTTTGTTCAGTAATTACAGAGTTTGAAGAGATGGACGAAATCGTAATTGAATTAGGTGTTGTAATTCATGATGCAGAAAGTGATATCAGTTCAGTTAAACCGGCAAAAGTAGGCTCAGCTAAGATAGGTTCAGCTAAATTAGTTGGATATAAGCCAACTGAATATGAATATGTTAATATGGGAACTTTCTATATTACAGAATCAGATCCTGATAGAAATGAGAAAAAGACTACAATTAAAGCTTTAGACAGTTTCGTTTATATGGAAGGAATGTACAAGTCAGAATTACCTGAAATGGAAACAATAAGAAATATTGCAATTGATATTGCTAATAAAGCTGGTATTAAAGTTGATTTATCGTCATTTAATGGATTAAGCACGGTTAGAATAAAAACTCCTAAAAACTGTACTTATAGACAAGCAATTGGAATGATAGCACAATTTGAATGCGGATACGCTCATTTTAATAGAGATGGACTTTTAACTATAAGAAATCTGACAGATCCACGCTTTCAAATAACGCCAAGTGAATACTTTATGAAAGGCCTAAAAAAGAACGAATTAATGTACAAGCTTGGCGGTATTTCTTGTGAAGTAAGATCTGATGAAGAAGGTAGTAGTGAAACTATATTACTTAAAGCTGGTTCCGATAAAGGAGCTCAGATAAAGTTATCTAATAATTCTATGACACAAACATTATTAGATGATATGTATGTGAAATTAAGGAATTTAAACTTTTACCCATACAATTTATCTTGGCGAGGTAATCCAGCATTGGAAGTTGGAGATTGGATTACTTTTACAGATAGAGAAGGTAACAAATTCAAAAGTCCTAATCTAAGCTATTCTTTAGAATATAGAGGTGGCTTAAAAGGAACGAGTTCAGCCGACACTAAAGCTATTTCATCACAAACAACTCAATTCAAAGGACCTATTCAACAACAACTAGATGATTTATATTCTAGAGTTGATGCTGCTGGTAAAAATAATGTATATGATGGGACAGACGAACCTAAAAATCCGAAAGAAGGGGACCTGTGGTTTAAACCTAATGGCCCAGATACTGAAATTTGGATATATAGAGATGGAAAATGGGTAATGCAAACCTCAACTGCTTTAGATGAAGATATTAAGGAGAAAATTGAAAATTCTACCCCTTCCGACGAAATCGTGAAAACAATTAATTTAAGTCAAGAAATGGATGGAAAAGAATGGCTTAAAATTACAGGTGCAAAAATTTGGCTAACAGATCAAACAAAAATTGATGATGCGATTATTACTCACGGGATGATAGGTTCTGTAGATGCTGGAACAATAAAAGTAGGAACTTTAGATGCTGGTAAAATAAGAGTAGTTAATCTTGATGCTAGCGCAATTAGTACGGGTACTTTGACTGCAATTAATATTGAAGGAGTAAGAATAAAGAGTGCTACAATAACGTCAATAGGACAAGATTTCACGATGATAGAAGATAATGGGTCAATTACTTGGAAAAGAAATAGTGATCAAAAAGAAATTTTCAAATTCTATACTACTCTCATAAATCAAAAAGAAGGAAATGTTAGGTTAGAAGTTTCAGATGAAGGATCTTTTACGATATTTAATAAAAAGCTTAATAAAGCATTTTTGTCATTTTTTGGCGCCACTAATAACATGTCAGGGACAGCTAATTTAGATAATTTTTATGTTGTTGGTAGTGGTCATAGTTTGAATTTTGCACCTGGGAGCTTTGGTTATTCTTCTACAGCCAGTAAGAGTCCTAGTTTAAATGTGAGTAGCAGTGGTTTTAGTATAGGGAATAATGATACTAAAGTATTAGGATCATCTGGAGGAAGGATTAGTATATCCGCTACTTCTACAAGTGTCACAGGAAATCTTAGTGTTACTGGCTCTAAAAATTCTCTTGTTGATACAGAAAACTATGGACAGCGTTTATTAAATGCTTATGAAACTCCAGAATACTATTTTGCAGATTATGGAAAATCAGTAACTGGATCAGATGGCCAAGTAAAAATTGAAATCGAATCTATTTTCTTAGAAACAATTTTTACTAACAATGAAAACTACCATGTTATGTTAAGTCCTTACGGAGAAGGTTCAATTTGGGTAGAAGAAATAAAGAGTACCTATTTTATTGTAAAAAGTGACAAGCCAGAAATACCTTTTTCTTGGAATATTATTGCATATAGAAAAAATTATGAAGATGTTAGACTGAACCAACCTCAATAGTGGAAAAGGAGAATATATGATGCCTATAAAAGAAATGGAAATTTCGTCAGAACAAGTAATTGATCAATTATTAAAAAAAATAACAGAGTTAGAATATGAAAATGCAGCTTTAAAAGCAGTTCTATCTAATAAAGACAGTAATGATTAAGGAGTGTTTTTATGTCTTATGAAAAACAGCATTGGCAAACATATGATGAATTAAAGACAGAAGAAGAGAATAAAGCGTTAGGTGCAGTTGTAACATCTGAACGCATGAATCATGTAGAAGATGGAATCGCAATCTCACACGAAAACATTGATAGTCATACTAAGCAGTTTGATAATCCTCATAAGGTAACTTCTGAACAGGTAGGAGCTTATACTAAAGAAGAATCTAATAAAAAATTCGCAGCATTGGGCAGTTCGTATACAAAAAAAGAATCAGAGGATTTATTTATTGAACAAGCTGAAGCAGAAAATGGTCTATTTGTAAGGAAAAATTCTAAAATATTAGATTTAAATGATGCTGTGGATCCAGGTATTTATTCGATTCCAGCTACAGGGGTGGAAAATAAACCATTACCAAACTCTGGAAGCTTGATTGTTAATAAAGATTCAGGTGGAGTCAGACAATTATTTCAAACAGAACGGACAGTTGTTATTCGCCAATTTGGTGGAATCCCTTCAACATGGACAGACTGGAAAGAAGTCGCATTTGCACCGAATGTTGTGAATTTAACTGAACCCCAGCGTATAGGTGGGATTAAAGAGTTTTCTGAAATTCCTTTAGTAAATGGAAAAGAAGTTGCTTTAAAAGATGAAACGTTTATTTACAAAAAAGCAGGACTGGATGAAGTAGAAGCTGCATACAGAAGTGCTTTTGGAGCAGAAACCAATATTCTTTTAGTTCGTAAGGGAAATAAGGTCGATGCTTATTTGCGAGTTAATGTGGTGGATGTAGAAAAATTAAAGCCAAACATGGTCCAAATTTTTAAAATTCCTAAAGGATTTATGATTGATCAAGAAATGAGAGCAGGATATTGGAATACCGCATTAACAACTGTGCAATATACCTATCCTCAAGGTAATTATGGAGCATTATATGAGGAAGGCGTGAAGGGAATTAGGTTTGGTAGTGACAGAAAAGGGAATCATTATGTTTGTGGTAGTTGGTACACTGCAGATGCTTTCCCGGAAACATAAAATAATGATGGAATAAACTAAAGATAAACCGTTTAGCGAAAGCTAAGCGGTTTTATTGTAAGTAGAAAGTAGGTGCAGGATGAACTTAACACTAGAACAATGGTTAGCGGTGATTACATTTTTAAGCGGAATTATCTTCGCATTAATGAAATTCTATCATGTCTTCTCTCAATTAGAAGATAGCATGAAAGAACTAAAACAGGCTGTTGACCGATTAAATAACCATGAAGTGCGCATTAGTCGATTGGAAGAACAAAATAAAACCCTCTTTCGAGGAATTGGAGGAAATAAAAATGATTGATTGGAAATCAAGAATAAAAAATAAACAATTCTGGTTGTCTCTTATTCCTGCAGTTTTGCTAGTTATTCAAGTAGTTGCAGTCCCTTTTGGGTATAAATTTCAAATTGATGTGATTAATCAGCAGCTGTTAGATGTTGTCAATGCAGTGTTTGTTGTATTAACTATTTTAGGAATTGTGACAGACCATACAACGCCTGGTTTATCAGATAAAAAGGAGACAAATAAATGAAAAAGAAAATTTTAGTTGGAGCGCTTGTCGCTCTATTTTTTATGCCTTTAAATGTATTTGCTGCAAAAGGTGACCAAGGCGTTGACTGGGCGATTTATCAAGGTGAACAAGGTCGTTTTGGCTATGCGCATGATAAATTCGCTATTGCCCAGATTGGTGGCTACAATGCTAGCGGTATTTATGAACAATACACATATAAAACGCAAGTAGCAAGTGCTATTGCTCAAGGTAAACGTGCGCATACCTATATTTGGTATGACACTTGGGGAAACATGGACATTGCGAAAACAACAATGGATTACTTTTTGCCACGTATTCAAACGCCTAAAAATTCCATCGTTGCATTAGATTTTGAACATGGAGCGTTGGCTAGTGTTCCAGATGGATATGGAGGATATGTAAGTTCAGATGCCGAAAAAGCAGCAAATACAGAGACAATTTTGTACGGTATGCGCAGAATCAAACAGGCTGGCTATACTCCAATGTATTACAGCTATAAGCCATTTACACTAAATCATGTAAACTATCAACAAATCATCAAAGAGTTTCCTAATTCTTTATGGATTGCTGCGTATCCTATCGATGGTGTGTCACCATATCCATTGTATGCTTATTTCCCAAGCATGAATGGTATTGGCATTTGGCAATTCACATCCGCTTATATTGCAGGTGGTTTAGATGGTAACGTAGATTTAACAGGAATTACGGATAGTGGTTATACAGAAACCAATAAACCAGAAACGGACACGCCAGCAATAGATGCAGGTGAAGAAATCGAAAAAACACCGAATTCTGATGTTAAAGTTGGTGATACCGTCAAAGTGAAATTTAATGTCGATGCTTGGGCAACTGGTGAAGCTATTCCGCAATGGGTAAAAGGAAACAGCTATAAAGTACAAGAAGTAACTGGAAGCAGAGTATTGCTTGAAGGTATCTTGTCATGGATTAGCAAAGGCGATATTGAATTATTGCCAGATTCAACAACTGTTCCTGACAAGCAACCAGAAGCAACCCATGTGGTACAATACGGCGAAACATTATCAAGTATTGCTTATCAATACGGAACAGACTATCAAACCTTAGCTTCGTTAAATGGATTGGCCAATCCAAATCTTATTTACCCTGGACAAGTTTTGAAAGTCAATGGATCAGTAGTAAGCAACGTTTATACAGTCCAATACGGTGATAATTTATCTAGCATTGCAGCTAAACTTGGTACGACTTATCAAGCTTTAGCACAACGAAACGGGTTAGTTAACCCTAACTTGATTTATCCAGGGCAAACCTTAAACTATTGAAAAAAATTCTTGCCTGAAAGTAAAAATAATTGTATATTAGACATACAATAAAGGAGTCATTCACTTAAACCGTCCTTGCCAAGGGACGGTTTTTGTTTTACATAAAAAAATCTGTATAGTATACTTTTTTTAGTGATGACATTCACTATAGAATCTCAATTAATGACAAAATCACTCACCGTCATACGACAGATTGTGGGTGATTTTGTTTTTTTAGTCGCCTTCCCCAAGGTGGCTCTTTTTTGTAATTATGAAATTAAAGATTTGTAACATGAATTTAAATATTCTTGCCAGATACTTACCCATTGTGATATTATGTTATTCAAGAGTAACAAGTTTGTGAATAGTAGGTGTGGAAATGTCGAGTGAAGAATTATTTACTAAAGTCAACCTTTTTCTCACAACTTTCAAAGAATGTGTTTCTGATGGACATGTAAGTTTTTCTGAAGTTAATGCAAAAACAACTAGATTCTTAAGGGCATATGGTATAACTGTTGCTGCAATGCATAACTTTATCATAGAAAATATAGAAGAAAAGCATTATTTTAGAGGACCCTCAGAGCATCACAGAGCCTCGAATAGAACTGTGACAGAATTCGGCTTAGTTTGGGATGAAATAAAAGTGTATGTGAAGTTGGAATTGATAGCACAAGAGAATAATTTTGTTGCAGCATATATGTCTTTTCATCCTAGAGAACAAGAAATTGATTGCTTTCCATTAGACTATAAGGGAGAGGTGATTTAGTATGTCTAAAATTATAGAAAAGTTTTCATATGAAACTAATCAAAATGAAAGATACGAAGTAATTTTTTTAGAAGAAGACGTTACAATTAAAAACGATACATTTAAAGTCAAACATGAATATTATAAAAGAATATCAGATGATGAATTATTTGAACCATTTTCTAACCCAGATCAAAATTTAGAAAAAGACTATAATATTTACAGAGAAAGACACAATTTGTTATCTGCTAAAAAAGTAAAAGAAATTAGAGAAAAATACGAACTAACTATAAGAGATTTTTCAGTATTGCTGGGTATTAGTTATAGTAACTTATCTTCTATTGAGAACGGTAGTATTCAAGCTAATTATATTGATTCTTTGATACGACTAGCAGATGACCCATATGCCTTTTACAAATGTATTGTAAAAATAAAGGGAAAAAAAGTTCTTAAAGAAAAAGTATATAATAGACTAGAAAAATTATTGGAGGATCTAATATTAAATAGCTATTCTGAACATCAACAAATAGCTCAAAAAGTATACGGTTGTCAGTTAGATCTAAGAAATAATATTATTAGAATTGCTAACGTAATGGAGTTTGAAACTGAAAATCGCATTAAAGGAGAATTGAAATGGGAAAAATCAAATTCAAACGAATCAATAGTGGAATCGAATCTCTTCAGTTTGGCTTGGCCGAAATCGAAGAGAGTATATCAGTAAATGGACAATTTAAATTAGAGGTAAACAAAGAAGAATCAAAATTATTAAAATTAGATGCTCATGTTGAGCTATATAAAGATAAAAGTGAAGATTCTTTTATGCAACTAAATTTTTATGGTATTTATGAAACTGATAATAATGATCCTAATCTGACATTAGTAGATATAGATAATTCAACAGATTTATTAAAAGATATTGTTCCAGAATTAAATAGAGTACTGACGTTCATAACCAAAGAAGGGCTAGGATCATCATTAGAGCTTCCAGAAAATTTTTCGGAAATACACAAAGAGTCTTAAAGTAAATTAGGATTCTTTCAGGACCATTAGCTCAGTTGGTTAGAGCAAACGGCTCATAACCGTTCGGTCACAGGTTCGAGTCCTGTATGGTCCATAGTTAAACACCCACCTATTTTTCTTATGAGAGATAGGTGTTTTTTTGTTATGTTAATATTTTTTTGTTGAAAAACGGAACAAACGTTCGTATAATAATTCCGATAGGAGAGTGTGGAGAAATGGTGAGACGAACGAAAAAAGAGTTTAAACCGTATAACAATTATGTTGACCGTCCTTTTGAGTTAAAATGGCCTACAGCTTTTCCATTAGGAGAGTTGACAGAAGCAATAAAGAGTACTGATGAATATCATGCTCGAAATATTGAGAGGCTGCCTCAACAATCCCAAAAGCAAATAGAATATTTTTTGGATCGTTCAATCAAACAAAATAAGGTACTAGAAATTCAGCTGAACTCATTAGATGAATATGATCGTGTAAAACCACATGTTTTTGGTGTTTTCCGTGGGATGGCAGAATTCGATGTTGTGCTGATTGGTGAACAAGAAATCGATTTTTACGATATAAGACATATCCAGATTCATAATTTCACGAAATGGAGTGAAGAACATGTGATAGAAGAAAATCCATTCGACGAAGAAACAGAACATTGCGACACAATAGATGAATTTGTGGACGAATATTTCGATGATACTTGGATCGAATAA